CCTTATGTTTAATAACTCTCTTTATCTTTAATAAGAAAACAAAATGGCACAACCTGCTTTTATCCAAAAAACCCTCCGTATGAAACCCGAAGTGACACGCATCTTTGACGACCTAGATGCTTGGCTCAATCACTGCCGTTTCAATCTTCTTCCATTCAACAAAAGTGACCTATATCGGTCTACCAACTATCGTCGGTTCCAACAAGAGCAAGAGTATCTTGAACGCAAGGCACGTCGTGAAAGCGAAGGCCGTGCAGAACCAGTTAAGAACAATAACTGGAATCGTGATCGTCAACAACAACGATAATGCGTAAACTATTTTATATGGGGCTTGAGCCATATAAGGCTCGCTATACTCTACAGTTACAAGACTGGAACGAATCTGTGTTTAAACGCAGGGGTATTGATTATATCATTGTACCCGGTGAGACACTTAGCAACGATCAAGCCATTGTAACTGGACAGGTGTTAGATGCACACGGGCGAACATACTTTGGTATGTCGCAGCTGATGAATCTAGTTAAGATGATGAAGGCTGGAGAATGTTCCAATGAAGATGTTATCTACTTTGAAGATATGTTTCAGCCAGGCATTGAGTCTCTACCCTATATTCTTCAACAAATCGACGCATCTTCCCGGCCTAGGATTTATGTTCGCTGTCTTGCTCAGTCCATCGATCCTGACGATTTTGTTCATGTATGGGGCATGTCTAAGTGGATGGGTCATTATGAAAAAATGCTTGACTCGTTTGTAGACGGTGTTCTGGCCACAAATGAGGAAATGGTAATGCACATGAAGATTGCAGGTTGGCAGGCACCAATCTATAATATTTCAGGATTGGCATTTGGCAAGGCAGAAGTGCAGAGTCGTGTTACTCATATTAAACCGTTTGCAGATCGTAAATTTCGTGTAGTCTTTTCTGCACGTTGGGATCAAGAAAAGCAACCTGATTTCTACATGGATTTAGCAGAACGTGTTAAAGAAAAGAGTCCATTGATCGAGTTTGCTGTATGTAGCGGCAGTAAATTAAAATCTAATAATGATAGTTATATGGCACGTACTAGAGATTTGCAAGATCGAGATATATTAACAATTTACGAAGATTTAGAAAAAAATGATTACTACGATATCGTTAATGATAGTCGTGTTGTGTTTAATTGCGCCCTTCAAGATTGGGTTTCCAACACAGTCAGCGAAGCAGATAGTCTTGGGTGTAATGTTCTATACCCTGCTTATAGGTCTTTCCCTGAAACTTTTTCTAATGACCATACACGTTTATATATTCCCTGGAGTATAGAAGATGCAGAAGCAAAATTGATTCCGTTATTGCATAACCCAAGTCCTAACTTGGGTAAGATTAGTGATTACAATGACGGGACAATTGATCGTGTAATTGATATTATGCAAGGGCACGGCGAATCTATGTTGCGTATGAGTACAGACTATCGAAAGCATACTCGTGAGTCAAAGTATTAAGACTGTTATTATTACAGGTGCGATGGGCTTTATCGGTAGTCATACCGCCAAGGCCTTTCGCCGTGCTGGATATCGTGTAATCGGTATTGACCGAGAAATGACTATTCCATCTGCTGCTCATTTCTTAGATGAATTGATCGTTGACGACTTTGTAAATATTACTGCAACAGTTGCCAAGATAAACAATGTAGATGCAATTATACATATTGCAGGTACAAGCCTTGTGGGTCCTAGTATTGCAGATCCTGGCGAATATTATAGAAACAATACAGCCAAGACGAATCAAATGTTAGATGATCTTGCTCTGGCAGGCTGGACTGGAACTTTGATTTTCAGCAGTAGTGCAGCCGTATATGGCAATGACTACGTGCGTCGTTGGGTAGAAACTGATCGTATAAATCCAATTAGCCCATATGGACATAGTAAGGCCATGTGTGAGCAGATCATACGAGATCATACTCATGCATATGGACATCGTAGTATTGCATTGAGGTATTTTAATGCATGTGGTTGTGATCCAGATGGAGAATTGGGCAATGTTTGGGACGATACCCATTTGGTTCCAAGGGTTGTTCAGAATATGCTCAAGGACCAAACAGTTGTGATCAACGGTGGAAACTTCAAAACCGAGGACGGAACCTGTGTAAGAGACTATGTTCACGTATCTGATATTGCAGATGCTCACGTTCGAGCAGTGGAATTATGTAGTAAGTCGCTTGACAAAAGTGAATTTAGAGTGTATAATATTGGAACAGGGACGGGAATTAGTAATCTTGAAATAGTACTATCGCTTGAAATGGCAACTGATCAAACAGTTAAATATAGTATTGGTCCAAGAAGATCTGGTGACCCTGATGAATTGGTAGCTGATCCTGCTAGATTTAAAGCAGACACAGGATGGGAACCAAAGCATAGTCATTTGGCAAATATAGCATTTACTACATTTAATTGGTCTAAACAGTTTAAAGAAAGCACATCATGAAATTTAAATTACTTGCAACCTGCTTGGCAACACTGTCATTCTGTGCTGCTGCACAAAATGTCACACCGTGGCAAACTACGGAATATTACCGTAGTCGTACCTTGGATCCAATCAAGGCCGCTAGTGCATATTCAAGAGGGTACACCGGTGTTGGTAGCACAATTGCCATCCTGGATACTGGTATTGACTTGAATTCCGTAGAATTTAAAGATCGTATCGTGCTCACAAAAGACTTTTCTGGAAGCGCATCTGTTCAGGACACATACGGACACGGTACTCACGTAGCAGGTATTGCTGCTGCTGCCAACAACGGAGTTGGCATGGAAGGTGTAGCATTTGGTGCCAATTTGATGATTGGCAAAACTAGTGCCGGTTCCATTGTATTTTTCAACAACTATATCACTGCATTGGATTGGGCATCTACCAATGGTGCCACAGTTGCCAACATTTCTGCAGGTATGACAATCCCAACTACTATTAATCCTACATTGATAGCCCCTGGAATTTATACCACAACGCTAACCAACACTGGAAAATTTAGTACCACTATTACTCCAGAGCAGATTGCTAGTGCAATGAAAAATGACATAGTATTAGTTGTTGCTGCCGGAAATGACGGAAAACCTTTTCCAACTGCTCCGGGACAATTTGCCACTGCGGTTGATAGCACCGGTAAATTGATTCTCGGTGGCCGTATGCTTATTGCAGGTAATTGGAATTCACAAAGCAATCAACTTGGTGCAGGTAACAACGGTGCTGGCACGTTATGCATGGTTGCAGTCAAAAATGTTTGCCAGGACAAATACAAGACTTCTGATTTCTACATCATGGCACCAGGTATGGGAATTTACTCCACTGTGCCAAAGACTGTAAACTCATCTGGTTATACCAACATGAGTGGTACGTCAATGGCTGCTCCTGCTGTGTCTGGTGGTGTTGCAATTATCCATCAAATGTGGCCACAAATGACCGGTGCAAACATTGTCCAGTTGCTGTTGGTCACTGCTAACAAAAACTTGCCTGGATATAAGGTTGAAATTATGGGCCAAGGTCTAATGGACTTGGACAAGGCAACTCAACCAGTTGGTGCAATTGGTATTCCTACTACAGGCAAACTGACCAGCTTGAGCAATGCTGCTCCAGTATTGATTACTGGTGGGACCGCCAGCACATCCAAACTTGCCAGCTTCATGGTTGTGGATTCATTTGAACGTGACTTTTACTCAGAAGGTAAAAATCTTACCACAGTAAATACTTCTGCACCGTTCAATCTTGGACAGACTGCAATGAATTACACTAGCAAGAATGGATACACTCAGTTCAATAACTATTCTGGTGTTAGTCACGCAGCGGCAGGTAATATTGAAGTTAATGCATATCACGAAGATCAACAAAATTCCGGTCTTGGCTTGATTGAAGTATCTTACAACAAGAAAACGTCTGTTGGAGATGTAAAGTTTACCGTGGGTACTGTTACAGAGAACAATGCCTGGCTGGGTAACACTGTGGCCAATAGTGCGTCAAATCTAAGCACCACGTATATCGCAGGTGTTGGTTTTGGTAAAGAGTTTAACTCTGGTACTACTGTGTCAGCTAATGTTATGCATGGTATGACCTACACCAAATCTAGTGGGGATTTAATTAAGAGTATTGATGCTGTAATGAGCTACAGCTGGAATTTAAGTTTGGAACAAAAACTCAATGATAACCATACTGTTGGTGTTATGCTGTATCAACCAGTAAGCGTGTATGATGCACAGGCTAATGTAAACATTCCAATTGGGTTAGATGCTGATTACAATGTAGTTAACACTGATCGAATTAACTTGGCTGCTACTGTGAAAGAAATGCGTACAGGCATGTATTACAAGTTTACCAACCAAGGTGCAACCAATGCATTGGCTTTTGTTGAAACACGAATGAACTACCAAGGACAAGCAGGTGTCAATGACACTGTAATTGGTGTAACACTAGCACATCGCTTCTAACAGCGTGAACAAAAATAACTGCCTGATCAGGCAGTTATTCACATACAAGCCTTGACAAACTGTCAGGCGGCATTTATAATATTATATAAGGCCAATAATGAAATCACTTTCTAAATTATTTCTAAATACACTGGACCGTCTTGGTCGCAAACGTGTAGTAATGGACAGACAAAATGACGAACCCTATCTTGAACGATACTATCTTTTTCTCAAAGATAGAAAAAATTTCCCCTTCAATATCTTTATTCATAAGTTTCTTAAATCAGATCCCGATGATGTGCATGATCACCCATGGCCTTATGCTACGTTGATTCTTAAGGGTGGATATTGGGAATGGGTTCCAGTATTTGCTGATGGTAAGAAGGTTAGCGAAGTTGCAAGATGGAGAGGTCCTGGACACTTCCGTATTAGTAAACCAACCAGTTATCATCGCATTGAATTACAAGAAGGTGTTACTCCCTGGACATTGTTCATGCCCGGTCCACAAAAGAGAGAGTGGGGATTTCTTGTCAAGAATCAGTGGATACATAATGACGAGTATTTAAAGAAAAGAGCACAATGATTACGGTTTGTGTTTACAGTTATTACCGTGATATTTTGCAAAGTGAGGTTTTCCGGTCGAGACTTGACAATAAACACATGTCACACATATTTTATTTGGATTAATCGTTCCGTTTTTACGCCTTGTTTCTATTCCTTGCTTAATACTTTCCAGAGTAGTTGCGTTTAATGTTCCATTTGCTCGTTTAGTTGCTAATTGTTTTTCTATAACTTCAGTAGTTGTTATGTTCAATGTTCCGTTAAGTTTCTTGGTCGCTAACTGTTTAGCTATGCTTTCCGGCCTTGACAAATGATTATTCCTGGATTTCTTTGTCAAAATTCCTTGCTTAATACTTTCCGGGGTAGTTGGGTTTAATGTTCCATTTGCTCGTTTAGTTGCTAATTGTTTTTCTATAATAACAGGGTTACTTGCTTCATTATTATTTTTAATACGAGTTTTCTGAATTTGCTGTGCTATAATAGGTGGCATTGCTCCTCCGCTACCGTTTTCTATTCGTAAGTTAGCCCAATCATTGCTATTAACAATATCCCAAATGTTACTGTAATAAACTCCCCAATAACCAAGCTCTTCTTTAGTTTGGCATTCTCGTATAATTTCTGTAACAATATTAGGCCCGTGTTTGGCTAAATGTATTCTCCAATACTTGCCTGATCCTAAATACTTAAATGGATTCTTTCCTTTAGTTTGGCAAAGATACTTCAACCCTGTTGTGGTATGTGTCTTAACCATGAGATAATAAATAGACATGCTGATAGTTCCTATAAAACTGTTAGAGCTGGTGGATATTTCGAGTATCGCGACCGGCACTTTTATTTATCCTTATATGTTGACTTCTATTCAGAAGTGTTATATTATATAACATCTATTAAGGAAAACTATGAACAAAGACACTGAGATTTTATTAATTTTATCCGAAGAATGCGCGGAAGTAATTCAAGCGGTTAGCAAAGTAAGTCGATTTGGCATTGACAATGTTAAACCTGGTAAACCAAAAACCAATCGTGAACACCTAGAAGAAGAAATTGGTGATCTGTTGGCAATGGTTGACATCATGGTAGAGTTTAGTGTAATATCGTTAGATAACTTAGAAGTTGCAAAACGTGCTAAGATTGAAAAATTAAAGAAATGGTCAAACATATATGAGCAAGATTAAAATCGCAGAATTGTTTTATTCGTTGCAAGGAGAGGGAAAATATATGGGAGCACCTAGCGTGTTCCTTAGAACGTTCGGCTGCAACTTTAAATGTGGGGGCTTCGGTATGCCTCGTGGCGAACTCAGCAAGGAAGCAAATGAAGTAGCAGTTATGAATGCAATGCATCCATTTACCAAATACGAAGAACTGCCATTGGTCAGTACAGGTTGCGATAGTTATGCCAGCTGGCATCGAGACTTTAAAAATCTCAGCCCTATGATTACTAGTGATGCTATTGTAGAACGCATTATGGAAATTCTCCCGCAAGATCATTGGCGAGATGAACATCTTGTTATTACAGGAGGCGAGCCCTTGCTAGGTTGGCAACGTGCTTTTCCGGACCTGTTGGATCATCCCAAGATGGCAGCACTGAAAGAGATTACATTTGAAACAAATGGTACTCAAAAATTAGATCCAGAGTTTAAAACATATCTACGCAAGTGGGGTACTGGGCTCGATGAACACGGTTTTGGTTACCCACGTGAAGTTACATTTAGTGTTAGTGCCAAACTTCCTTGCTCAGGTGAAAAGTGGGATGATGCTATCAAACCAGAAATCGTTTGTGAGTATGAACAAGTTGGCACAACATATTTGAAGTTTGTCATTGCTACAGAGCAAGACTTTGCCGACGCAGAATGTGCCATTGCGGCATATCGTCGAGCAGGATTTAAGGGTCATGTTTATCTAATGCCAGTTGGCGGTGTAGAAAGTGTCTACGCAATGAACAATAAGAATGTGGCCGTGCTGGCAATGAAACATGGATTGAGATATAGTGATCGACTTCAAATACCTCTTTTTCGCAACGCATGGGGCACTTAATGCCAACAAAAAATTTTAAAAAGGATTAAAATGTACCTATTTACAAGTGAGAGTGTGTCCGAGGGACACCCAGACAAAGTAGCAGACGCCATTAGTGATGCAGTGTTAGATCTAGTTATGCGTGATGAAAATACTGCATTGCGATGTGCCTGCGAAACCTTGGTCACAACCAACCGTGTTGTAGTAGCAGGAGAATATAAAGGATTTCTTCATACTGAAGAAGTTGATTCTTCTATCCGTAAAGTTATTAAAAATATTGGATATGAACAAGCAGGGTTTGATTGGCGCACAGTAGAGATTACAAATTTATTGCACGGACAAAGTGCCGACATTGCACTTGGTACTGATAACTTTGGTGCTGGAGATCAAGGTTTGATGTTTGGTTACGCCTGTAATGAAACTGATAATTACATGCCCAGTGCTATCTACTGGAGTCACAAGATTGTAGAAATGCTGGCAGCTCGCCGCAAACTATCAGAACTAGATTGGCTAGGTCCAGATGCCAAGAGTCAAGTCACATTTGAATATGACGATAATAATGTTCCTAAAAGAATCTCTAAGGTAGTGTGTTCTACACAGCATCAAGAATATATTACAACTGCTGCCCTTAGAGTCAATGTTGAAAATCTTATTCGTGATATTCTACCTAAAGAGTTAGTAGATGATCGGACAGAATTTCACATCAACCCAACTGGCCGTTTTGTTATTGGTGGTCCAGATGGTGATACCGGTCTTACTGGACGCAAGATTATTGTTGATACATACGGAGGCTATAGCCCACATGGTGGTGGCGCATTCTCGGGTAAGGATCCCACAAAGGTAGATCGTAGTGCTGCCTACATGATGCGTTATCTGGCCAAAAATATTGTAGCAAGTGGACAGGCACCTTGGGCAACTGTACAAATCAGTTACGCCATTGGCCTTGCACAACCAATGAGTTTTTATGTGGAGACCGACAGTACTTCTCAAAGCCGTATGTTGACAAAACAAATTCAAGAAATGGTTGATTTAACACCAAAGGGTATTATTGAACGATTTGAATTGTTCCGCCCAATCTATAGTAGCACAACAAATTATGGACACTTTGGTAAAGATTACTTGCCATGGGAAGTTGTAAATTTATTCTAAGGAAATATAATGCGTATTGTTTTTAACCTAACTAGTAGAAATGTAAATTCTGGAGGATCCCAAATTCTATTAGAACAAATGAGATTTTTAAAAGAAGCTGGTTTTGAGGTTGGCGTATATTATTTCACAGACTTGGAATATAACATTTGGAATAATAATTTAGGTGGTTATTATCAACCACTTACCCTAGATCAATTAGGGCATAATGACCTAGTTGTTATATCTGAGGAGTTTGCATTTATTGCAGGTGATTTATTATATCCTAGAAACATAAAATATATTATGTTCAATCAGGGAATATCTGCTAGCTTTGCTTCAGAAATTAATTACAATGATCATAAATTTGTCTACCACCATGCATTAGCAGTAATGGTAAATTCTGAGCATTCTAGTGTAGGGGTAGAAAAGATATTTGATATTCCAAAGACTAAAATAGTGCGATATAGAATTGGTATTAATCAACAAGTTTATTATCCAGAACAAAAAGAAAAATCTATATGTTTCTTAACTTTTAAAAATTTTAAATTTGCAAGTTTTATGAATGCCTATATTCGAGGTAGATATCCAGACTGGAATATAATAGGGATTGATAACTTGACAAGAACCGAAACCGCAGCAATTTTTAGAAAGTCCAAATTATTGATGACATTTGGTGGTCCAGAAGGATTTGGACTACCACCTTTAGAATCAGCATTGTGTGGATGTAAAGTTATTGGATTTGATGGATACGGTGGCAAGGAATATTTTAAGGAACCTATTTTTACCACAGTAAATTTACTTGATCATTTAGATTTTATTGATAAAATTGATACAGTTATTGCCAACGTCGATCATTGGACCTTAGACGACGTTGAGTATCTTGATTACTTAAGAAGTTTTTACAATTTAGAAAAATCTAAAGCAGGGTTGTTATCTTTCTACACACAAATCAAGAATAACTATTTCTAGAATATATTATGAAAAACTTTATTAAAAAACTACTTGATGCATTTGATTTTGCAAAAAAAAATCCAGTGACATTAACTGCAAAAGAAATTGCCACAGAAAAGAAAGAACCCTGGGTAGCGGTGTTAGACACTCATGTCAACAAAGATAATATCCGGAATGGGTTTTTTGAACTTGACTGGAATGAATACTTTGTGCTACAATTGCGTAGTGCCGGTTATTCAGGCGAAACAGATGAACTAGTTGTTGATCAATGGTTTTCTGAATTGTGTAGAAATCTAGGCAACGAAGCAGGAGTAGACATGGACCGTAGAGGTAGTGGCTATGTTAAGAAATCTCTTAGAGATGACGGAAAAACAGAAGTTTATTAACAGTTGATTAAATTATGAATAAAACATACATTCTTGTAGACACAGCAAATACATTCTTTCGTGCCAGGCATGTTATTCGCGGAGATCTTAATGACAAGATTGGTATGAGCCTAGCCACTGTACTAGGCAGTGTTCGTAAAGCCTGGCGCGAATTTAAAGGCGACCATGTTATCTTCTTTTTAGAAGGTCGTAGCTGGCGTAAGGACTACTACGCACCTTATAAGCGTCAGCGTACTGAGGCTCGTGCAGCACAGAGTCCACGTGAACAAGAAGAAGATAGAGTATTTTGGGAAACGTTTGATCAGTTCAAAGAGTTTATTACCGACAAGACCAATTGCACAGTATTACAAAATCCTCAATTAGAAGCTGACGATCTTATTGCAGGTTGGATTAAAAATCATCCCGATGATACCCATGTTATTATTTCAACTGATGGAGACTTTGCACAATTGATTGCACCTAACGTCAGACAATACAATGGTGTGATGCAAATTACAACCACACACGAAGGATACTTTGATGAAAAGGGTAAACGTATCAAGGATAAAAAGACCGGCGAAGTAAAGCCTGCTCCGGATCCAGAATGGCTATTATTTGAAAAGTGTATGCGTGGCGATACTAGCGATAATATCTTTAGTGCATATCCAGGTGTGCGTGAAAAAAGTACAAAGAATAAAGTAGGCCTGCGTGAAGCATTTGCCGACCGTGAAAGTCGCGGATATAATTGGAACAATCTCATGCTTCAGCGTTGGACTGATCACGAGGGCGTTGAGCATCGTGTACTTGATGATTATAATCGTAATGTCAACTTATGCGACTTGACTGCGCAGCCTGAAAATATTAAAATTGTTATTAAAGAAACGATTGATACTGCAACTACTGCTGAAAAGCATATTCCCCAAGTTGGGTTTAGATTACTTAAATTCTGTGCTGCATATGATCTAGTTAAGATCAGCGAACAAGTAGAAACTTATGCAGAGCCACTTAACGCAAGGTACATAGCATGAATTCAGTTAAAACATTGATTCGTAATAAAGAATGGTTGATTAGAGATAATCAACATAAAATCGGTTCTGTGGCCAAGGCTAAAAAGGGTTATGTATTTTTACGCAAAGGCAAACAAATTAATTTTCAAAATCTATCAGAAATTAAAATGCAATTTGGTATTTCTGCATTTGAAGAAAATACAAAGAAGATCAAAGATCCCGTTGATACTAATTATAGCATCTACAATTATCCTTGTAGATCAAAACCTTATGATCCTGTATACAGCATAAAAAAGAAACTTCCACTCTTTGCAAAAAGTCCCAAGAGTAAGAGTCAATATTGTGCCGGCTACTATATTGTTTATAGAAAAAATGGGTGGGCTGCAAGTTTTTGCCCAAAGTTGATCACAATTGAACGATACCGGTATCAAGGACCTTTTAAAACTGAAGCAGAAATGAAATCAGTATTATCTGAAATGAACAAAGAATGAAACAATTGAACACATTACCCATTGAAGACTTTCTAGATAAAGCTCGTATTGCCATCAAGACCAACCAAAAAACACTGAATCTTAGCATCAAAGAGGTTGCTGATTTACAGAACAGTCTAAGTGTGGTAATGACTAGATTAACTGGTGAAATGGATCAAATACTGTCATCTGCTACACAGGCTAGTAATATAGAAGTCAAAATGGACGGTGGCAAATTCTAAAAGAGCTGCTAAATATATACGCACAATTGGAGCGTATATAAGTGAGTAGACCTAAACCAAAAGTACTTTTAGAAGTTACTAACAAGAAAACATATAAGACAGAACAAGTACTAGAAGCTGATGCTATTTGGGCCGTATTCTATCAGGGTAAGCCTATTAATCTGAAAACTACCAGTCTAATTGCTCAACAATTAGGTCCAAAGTATAAAAAAGTTTCTTTCAGCAATGCCGGTCACGCCATTAACCTTGCTGAAAAACTCAATAAACAGTTCGACACCAGTAAATTCACTGTCTTTAAACTAGTGACCGGAAACGAACTACCCAATGAATCACAAGATTGAAATTACAAAATACGTAGCAACCCAATCGGGCTTAGATATAACGGAAAAAAATCTTAGAAAATTAGTGTCGCTCTGGTGGCAGAACCCCCGTAAAAAAAACAAAGGTGGACTACGGTTAACTGATGAGGGATTTGCTAGAATTTCTTCATATTTCAAATTTCATAAAGTTAAATTTGAAAGTCCAATTGAGTATACAAGCCAATTGGTTATCCAATTGGACAACTTTATTGACTGCCCGTGGTATGTGACCAACCGATTTATCTTTGTTTTTAGTGATAAGATGGCTGTACAATTGGTGTTGTTTTCAGGCGACATTGCAAAATTTAGCCGGGCAAAGGCAAAAAGTGCAGATTCTGCTTGACAAACTGAGTGATTTGCCGTATAATTAATACATACTGTAGCAGACATGCAGTATTCAATTTAACTCAAACACTGAAAGTATTGTATGGCAGAACAAATTTCCGCAAATCGCACAGTTACTCCTAACGAAGCAAAACGAAGCATTCGTAAATGCGTAAAAATTAAGCGTCCCGTATTCATGTGGGGCCCTCCCGGTATTGGCAAATCTGATATCATCAAGCAAATTGGTAATGAACAAAAGCGTGAAGTCGTTGATGTGCGACTGAGCCTTTGGGAACCTACTGACATTAAAGGTATTCCTTATTACAACTCCACTTCAAACACCATGACTTGGGCACCTCCTGCAGAATTGCCTACTGATCCTAATTCTACTGCTATCCTGTTTTTGGATGAGTTGAACTCTGCTGCTCCTGCTACTCAAGCGGCTGCATTCCAGCTGGTGTTGAATCGTCGTGTTGGTACTTACATTCTCCCAGAAGGTGTTAGTATCGTTGCTGCTGGCAATCGAGAAGGTGATAAAGGTGTCACTTATCGTATGCCTGCTCCGTTGGCAAACCGGTTTGTTCATATTGAACTGAAATCAGACTTTGAAGATTGGCAAGAATGGGCTGTTACTAACAAGGTTCACGAACAGGTTGTTGGTTATGTTGGCTTTGCCAAACAAGATCTGTATGATTTTGATCCAAAGTCTTCTAGCAAGGCATTTGCTACACCACGTAGCTGGTCATTTGTGAGCGAATTGCTGCAAGATGACGACTTGGATGAACGAACCCTGACTGACTTGGTTGCAGGTGCTATTGGTGAAGGTCTTGCTGTTAAGTTCATGGCACATCGACGTGTGGCCAAACAGATGCCTAACCCAACTGATATCTTGTCCGGTAAGGTGCTGGCTTGCAACATCAAAGAAATATCTGCAATGTATTCTTTGTCAATTAGCCTGTGCTACGAATTGCAAGATGCTAGCATCAAGAAAGTTAAAAATTGGGACGAAATGGCAGATAACTTCTTCAAGTTCCTAATGGATAACTTCCCAACCGAGCTTACTGTTATGGCTGCAAGAGTTGCGTTGACTAGTTACGATCTCCCGTTTGATTCTAGCAAGCTCAAGCACTTTGATACTTTCCATAAGAAGTTTGGTAAGTTTATTATCCAGGCTATGCAAGGTTAAAAAAGGCCCGAAAGGGCCTTTTTCACTTGCTCTTTTGATAAATTTAATGTATAATATATACTTACACTGAAAAGGATAGGCAATGTCAACAGTAATGAAAACTGAAAAAGTTAAAAAAGCAGCATCTACAAAAGTCTACTCAAATGATGAAAAGAACAAGATTATAGAAAAACTTATTACAGCTCGTATTGGGTTGCTTCTTCGTCAACCATTCTTTGGTAATCTGGCTACCCGAATGAAATTGATTGATGCTAGCGACTGGTGTGCTACATTGGCCACAGATGGTCGTAATTTCTATTACAACAACGATTTTGTTAATAGACTCACTCCCAAAGAAGCAGAGTTTGGATTTGCACACGAAGTGCTACATAATGTATTTGATCACATGGGTCGTCGTGATTTCCGCGATCCAGTGCTGTCAAATATTGCAGCTGACTATGCTGTTAATCAAATCCTCAAAGATGAACGAATTGGTGCGGTGCCTAGCTGGATCAAGATTTATCAAGATGACAAATATCGTGGCAAGAGCTACGAAGAAATCTATGCCGAACTTTACGAAAAAGCAGACAAGATTGATATCAGCTCGCTTGGTGAATTACTAGACGAACATTTGGATGACGATGATGGCGGCGGTGATGGCGACAGTGATGAAGACGGTGAAGAAATAGATGGCAGCGGAAAAGGCAAGGCCAAACGTCCTAAACTGACCGAAGAAGAAAAGAAACAGATCCGCGACGAGATCAAAGAAGCAATGGTTGCGGCTGCACAGGCAGCAGGTGCTGGCAAAGTTCCTGCAGGTGTCAAGCGTTTGATCAGCGACTTTACTGAGCCTAAAATGGATTGGCGTCAGATCCTGCGTATGAATATACAAAGTATTCTAAAAAGCAATTTCAGCTTCAGCCGGCCTAATCGTAAATCACAACAGTGTGGTGCTATTTTGCCGGGAATGATGAATGAAGAAACTATCGATGTATCAGTTGCCATTGATATGAGCGGTAGTATCTCTGACAAAATGGCCAAGGACTTCCTAAGCGAAGTCAAGGGCATTATGGACGAATACCAAGACTTTAAATTGGATCTTTGGTGCTTTGATACCCGAGTATATAACTATGCCAAGTTCACGGGCGACTCCGCTGACGAAATCATAAGCTACCAAGTCAAGGGCGGCGGAGGCACTGATTTTGATGCTAACTATGAATTCATGAAGAACGAAGATATTGTTCCAAAGAAATTCATTATGTTTACTGACGGATATCCTTGCGGCAGTTGGGGTGATGAAGATTACTGCGATGCATTGTTTGTGATTCACGGCAATGATTCCATAATTGCACCCTTTGGTCAGACTGCCTATTATAAATAAGTAGGTATATAATGTCACTAAATAGAAGTGAGATCAATCCGTTAGGTGTTCTAAAATTAAGGAAATTATCCTTTAGTCCAGATCACTTTACCAAGGTCTTAGTAGATCAATACATTGATACCAAATTATTGGATCACTGGATTGTCTATAATTTAAATAGTAGATATGCAATAAAGAAAAAAATGACATTGGACCATAATAAAAAAATGGTCGGAATGTTAGAAATTGGCATAGAGGATCCTAGGGAGGTTACTATGTTCATGTTAGGCTGTCCCTATTTACATAAAAAAGAAAAGGAAATATTTTAAATGGAAACTCAAGAAACTACCCAAGCTACTGCACAACCAGAATTAACTATCAGCGATCTTCAAAATCTACGTGCAATCGTAGAAGTTGCAGTTCAACGTGGTGCATTCCGTGCAGCAGAATTGTCTGCTGTTGGTGCAACATATGATCGTCTTTCAACGTTCTTGACCGCAGTTGCACCAGCTGCACCTGCTACTGAAGAAGCACCTGCTACTGAAGAAGCACCTGCTACTAAAGAAGCACCTGCTACTGAAGAAGCGCCCGCTGCCTAAAAGGAGAAGCACATGAAACATGTGGGGAAAATGAAAAATAACGGCGCAAAGGTCGTTATTGTATATCGCACATTACCTGGCGATCCGTATAGTGCATTAGTGGTTGGCACTAATGGACTCGGAGATACCTATCACGATGCACTAATGAATTTAGTTCAAGATAGTAGCGGTCAACAGGCTAACGAAATGGCAGATATTTTATCTGTTCGGAGATTTCCGGACGGTAGTAATATGCTAGAAGCGTTACACAATCGTGGGAATCTTAAAAAAGTCTCCACAAGTGGAGTATTGGTAACTCCTGATACACAAACTACTATTCCGCTTGACGAATTGAACGTTATCATTGCAGAACAAAAAGGAGTAAGTATCAACGAATTGGCCATTACTGATGGTAAATCTCCTAATAAGAAGTCTGCCAATGTTACAAAAACTTCCGAAGTTGTTGTACCTGTTGAAGAAATTGTATTAACTGATGATATGAGTGCTACTGCACTTAGATCAAAAGCCGATGCATTAGTTAAACAAGCTCAGCAATTACGTAAACAGGCTGATGCATTGGATCCTCCAAAAAGCAAAGCCAAGAAAAAAGTTTCAGTAGAAGTTGAGTAATCCCCTGTTATTACACAGTAGGTTAGAATCGGGGCAGCTTGCCCCGATTTCACATGTAAAGAAAGAATAATTATGAAACACCTAGAATATGCATACCTTGACGCTCTAAAAGATATTTTAGAAACAGGAGATCACAGACCTGATCGAACTGGTACTGGTACAATTAGTAAGTTTGGTGTACAGATGAGATTTGATCTCAGTCAGGGGTTTCCTGCTGTTACTACAAAAAAACTAGCATGGAAATCTGTTGTTAGCGAACTACTATGGTTTATTGAAGGTAGTGGTGATGAGAATCGCTTAAAAGAAATACTACACGGTGATCGCAATAGCACAGAAAAAACTATCTGGAGCGATAATGCCACTGCACCCTATTGGAAAAATAAAGCACGATTCAAAGGTGATCTGGGTCGTGTATATGGTGTCCAATGGAGAGCATGGCGTGCGCCAGTATTTGGTGTCAATCGTATGGCCGTTAAACATGTTGATCAATTGCAGGAATTGATTAATGGTCTTAAAAAAGATCCATATGGACGTAGACACATTATTTCAGCATGGAATCCAGGCGAGCTTGACTCAATGGCATTGCCACCGTGTCATATGATGAGTCAATTCTATGTTAACAATGGAAAGTTGAGTTGCCAGATGTATCAGCGTAGTGCAGATTTGTTTTTGGGAGTGCCTTTTAACATTGCAAGTTATGCATTATTCACACATATGATTGCACAGGTGTGTGGACTCAAAGTTGGCGAACTTATTATTTGTTTAGGTGATGCTCATATATATGAGAATCACGTTGAACAGGTAAAGGAACAATTATCCAGAAAGCCATTACCGTTGCCCAAGCTGGAATTAAATCAAACTGAAGGAATCACTACATTTAAAATGAGTGATATACAATTAGTTGATTATAAGTTTCATGCCGCCATCAAAGCACCAATGGCAGTTTAAACTACTAGAACTTCAATAACCCCAAAGCCGTTGGATTGAGTTCCAAGGGCTTTTCCTATGACTGCATTTGGGCTATCACCATGAACCCAAGATGATGCATATCCTGGATATACACTAGTTACTAATAAATCACCTCGGTTAACGCCGCCGACAACTTGGCACGGAACACGGCCTTTTAAGGCAATATAGGGGTGAGTTTCGTCAGTTCCGGCGTCAGAATTCATCATATATGCAGGGTTTTTACTTACTATACCAATTACTGCTGTATTGGCACGTTGATCAGTAATTGTGACTTCTTTCTTACCACCAATTACTAGAACTGTACCAACTTTGTATATAGCATCTGCTTCATATCGTTCTGCCAAATCAGCATAACGAGCAGAGCTAGCAATAGTGGTCAAAACATTAGTAGATGGATTATATGTTACGCCTGAATCTGTTAAAAGAGCAGCACCGCCAGTAGAGGTTGATGCAAACGGTACATAGAAATTGGCATTAGTGGCCGTTGGTGTTACTGTTACAGATGTAGCCGTGGTTGCAATCAATGATTCAACTGCTGTTCCCCAAAAGTAAACCCCACTAGCCTTGGTAGATCCAGATCCGTCAAGAGCACCGGCTAAAGTTATTCCTCGTTTTACGCCATTACTAAAATTCTTGTATAAAATAGAATCTACACCAGGAACAAAATCAATCTTTGATAGAACTGCCATTGTATTCTTTTCTATGTCTCCACGAAGCACAGATATATTAGATATTTCAATAGTTTGTTCTAGACCAGGTATCCAAGCAGCAGTAGCAGATTCTTGAGGTCCAATAATTTTGTAATCGGCGCCATCATAGGTCTTTAATTGACTAGTAGACTTATCCCACCATAGATCTCCAATTACTGAAAATTGGGGTTGTGTACTGGCTACACGAAGATTAGCAATTCCTTTAAAAGATTTGCCATCATAACAAACTGATAATTGTTTGCTTGCATTATCAAACCAAAGCTGACCCTGTATTGGTCTAGGTGGCTGTGTGCTGTTAGAAAAATTCTCGAGTAATTTTATAAAATTTTCATTTACAGCTTCACCGTAACCAGCGTAATTTCTACCAACCAATGTTAAACTTGTGGTAATATCTATAGAAGCATCACCCAATGTTGTAAGTTTGGCTCCATTAGTTTTATTTAAAATGTAGGGCATATTTTTCTCTTATTATAAATTTATAATCAAACTGTATTATTGGTGCTAGGATATGCTCTCCACCAACGTGTTCCATTTTTAGGATCATCTGGAGCTTCTATGCGAAATCTTCGAATTTGTATATTGTCATCTAATATAAATGTATTGCCAAGGAGTGAGGCGCCTGTACATAATACCCTTGCTTCTGTACCTATCGGAAGTCCCGGAGTCTCAGAGGATGCATCAACGGGAAACATTCTAGTTAAATAATTTTCTGCAATAATTTGATTTTGTATTCCAAAGTTTTGATTAGCGGCAGAACTTTTAGCAAGATCAATACTCATTGACAAATACTTATTAGTAATCTGCCCTGTATATTTAATATCTCCAAAAATTGTAAGACCCGATACTACAGTTGATGTAGTGGAAGTATTAAAATAAGATAGCGAGTCACTTTGTGACATAGTGAACTCTGTCCTAGATGCTATACCAATAAAATTTCCATATGATTTTAATAGAACAACTTTTCTTGCAGCAAGAGTAGTGTCCTTAATAGATGTTTGTGGTAAAACCCATCCTGTTTCGCCAGTGTCTGCAGGATAGGCAGGTCCAATTAGATATGTTACCTGTCCACTACGCATTTTTAACTGATTATTTTTAGAATCAAACCATAAATCCCCAGTGTAAAAATCAGCTGGTTCAGATCCTGAAATGATAGCACCACTTAATGGTTTAAATATTCCATCATATATTTTCAATTTTTTAAAAGTAGTGTCATACCAAAGTTGTCCTTTTAATGGATTTCTTGGGGGATTACTTTGAGTATTTGCAGAATTAGATAATATCTGTATTAGATTATTGTTAAAATATTCACCATAAGATCTAATATTTTTTCCTACCAAAGAAAGACTAGTGGTAGTTCTATCAACTGTATTATCTGCTAATGACAATAATATTGTGCCGTCGGCGTTACGAATTGTATATGACATTTTATAACTTTATAATATATGTTAAATAAGTTCCTGTACCTGTTCCAGTAGAAACATAAGTAGAGGTAGACATATTTGGTACTCGAAAAGCAGAGCCTTCGCTACCATATGAATAACCAATTACAGAAAATAAACCAGGATATGTTGTTGTTGTAGAAGTTGAACCATCACATATTAACCATCCCGGAGGAGCAATTTTTCCACCAAATACTGTGATCATTCCCGGAAACGAAATTGCAGATCCATTAACTTTAGAAGTATGAATTTCTGATGCATATATTGATCTAAATACTTTTGATTGAGAACCAATGTCGTATGTATTATTGTTGTTAGGCAATATGCTGGTTCCCGAACCTGTTGCAGAGCCCACTGTTAACAATCCAGTGCTGGTAGTAATCCCTTGCACAGATATGTTTCCGGCCACTGCAATATTTTTATCAACTGTAATTCCGCCTGATACTGCAATTGCATTGCTAGCAGTAGAAGTAATTGAAATCCCACCTGATACTCTAGCAGTGCCAAATACATCTAAGTTAGGAGAATTAATAGTAGTAGCAGTATTAATTCCAACAATTCCACGTTGGATAGTAACTGTGTTGTCTAGAGCTGTGCCAGATGACAATCTAGTTTTAAAGATTATTTTACCACCAACAGTATTGTTCAATAGTACCGCATCGTTACCTGATTTATATAATTGTAAATAATCTAAATTGTTAGAAGAATTATTAACTATGACACCATCCCTACCCTGAGCAGCAAGTGCATTTGAACTAGTTTTGTATACAACTTTACCAGTAATTTCTTGTCCGTAATAACTTGAATCATCTTTTTGTAAAAAACTTTCACTATTAAATTTAGTTCCGGCAATTTCTAATCCAAGAGCAGCATTTGAGGTACCGTTAAATATCGCGGTTTGAGAGGAGTTTAATGTAATACCAGATCGTAAAGAAGAAAATCCCGAGATAACTGGATTAGGAGTAAAACTACTATCGGCAATGATTGCAATAATTTTTCCAGAAACATATTGCATAATCACTGGATGAGATACATCGGTAGTATCTGTTATTACTGTGGATTCTGCACCAGTTTTAGATCCGCCAGTTCCTACAGCTGGTCCAACTACAGTCCAACCAGTCGTAGTATAGATTTTGAGTTGATTCAATAATGTATCAACCCAGATGTCACCAGATTTTAAAATTACACTAGGAGAATTTTTTGGATCAGTAGGTTGTTGATAAATTCCAGTAGCAGTTGGCCATCGTGCAGATGTTGCTGTGCCATCCATAATCCTTAAAACTTTATTGGTAGGATTACTAGTATCATACCACAGTTGTCCTTCTATGGGATTTTGTGGGCTTGTTGGACCAGCAAAATTTTCTAACAGATGTAAAAAGTTTTCAGCAGTTTTTTGACTGTAATTGGGATAACCTCGCCCCACTAAATTTATACTGGTATCAACTGCATTAATGCCCGGTGGCATATCTGGTACAGTGATCTCAGAAGTTTTAGTAGGATCAGAAAATTTTAATGTAAAAGGCATGATTATACTCCGCCAGTAAGACTCTGGATTCTCACAGTGTAGTCAATTTGAATCATACGATTCATTGATTTCTGCACAGGATGAAATATAACGTGAGTTAATAAATCTCCCAAACCGGCACCATCGGGACTAAATGCTTTAAGTCCTAACTCATCAAAGACAAATGTACTATCAGAGTTTGTAGCATTATCAAATGCTGCCTGACCATTAGGTTCACCAAAGTCTAGTAAACAACTTACTAGAATGTCAGTATAAGCGGTGCCCATAACGTGACGTGTTTCCATAAAGTTCCTAGCAGGATCTAAATCACTAGCTTGTTTAGCATCAACGGTCTTGAAATATGTTTGATTATACAAACTAGCATTAGTTCCTATAACATTGGGTGTAAGATAAGTGATAATGCCGGTTTGATCAACTCTAGTGCCACCATTACCAAAAGCCATTTCTACAATGGTCCCGTATCCCTGATTGCTTAAACTTCTTGCCAAAGCAACCGAAAAGTTTTCATAATGGATGGCATTACGTTTATCAATGAATACTTCCTTAGTTTCAGGATCAAATATCTTGATATGCCCTTGTATTCTTATATTTCCCTGCTCGTTAGGCTTAGATACAGGTGGGATTTCCTGTTGAGTTAGTTGTCTGTTCATAGTTTGATTCTGTTCCATTATGGTATTTATGTTAGATTAAAAGGTACTTGCTAACATTCTTCTCCATGTATTTGTATCCACACATATATAAACATAGGTAGCATCAAATGCAAGTTGTCCAATAGTGCCCGGACTAGAAGTTCTAGATGGAATAGTTGATTGGAATAATTTTCCTATATCACCCTGAAATCCACGTGGACCAGCACTTCCCGCTGACCCAGTATATCCCGGGAATCCACGTGGGCCAGCACTTCCTGCATAACCTACAGATCCAAAATATCCAATAGTACCATTATTGCCAATTGATCCAGTATATCCAATTGCCCCAATTGATCCAGTATATCCTTTACTACCAGTATAACCAGCGCTGCCAGTAAATCCAATTGCTGCATATTCTCCAGAGCTTCCAGTATATCCTACACTACCAGTATATCCTTTACTACCAGTATAACCAGCGCTGCCAGTAAATCCAATTGCTGCATATTCTCCAGAGCTTCCAGTATATCCTACACTACCAGTATATC